CCATCCAGGCCGGCACCAGGCTCGCGCAGATCAGCACGTCCGGCAGCGCGGCGCAGCGGCTGCGGCAGGCGGCTGGAGTCGCCGGCACCGCGACCGCCGCGGCACTGCTGGTCGCGTGGTCCGGGCTGGCGAGTGCGACGGCAGCGGAGCATCTGCTGCATGAGCGGGTGGCGGCGCAGCCTGGTGGCGGCGGACTATTCGCGGCGCCCGCGAAGCGCCCTGTGCCTACCGCTGGCCGCATCTCGGCGGCGGCAAGGGGGTCGGCGGCAAGGGGGTCGGCAAGAACCGATGCCGAGACGATCACCGGCGCTGCTGCGCCACCGGCGGGCGCTGCGCAGCCTGCCGTCGCCGCTGAGCCGGCAGAAGCGAGTGTTGCGCCCGTCGCGCGACCGACGACGGCGCTGCAGCGACCCCTCGCAGATGGACCCCTGGGGGAAGCCGATGCGCCGCCCGGTGGCTCTGACGCGGCTGCCAGCAGCGTGCCGCAGTTGTCAGCAGCCGCGCAGATTGCCGCGCCGCACGACGCGGTCGAAATCGCCGGCGCCCTGGACACGGCCAGCGACCACCTGGCCCTGCTGCTGATTCTGGCCATCGACGAGGCGTGCACATGAAAATCTCCGCCAAGATCACCGGCGCCGACGGCGTCAGGATGACCATGAAGCGCCTAGCGCAGCTGCCGAAGCGCGCATTGGCAGCCACGGCAGAAGACGTTGAGGACTACGTCGAGAGCCAGGCTGCCACACACCACAAGACCGGCGCGCTCGTGCGCTCGATCTACAAACGCCCCATCGCCGGCGGCTGGGAGGTCGGCCACGACCTGCAACACGCACCGCATGCCGTGTTCGTGCACTGGGGGACGAAGCCGCACGTGATCAGGCCGAAGAACAAGAAGACGCTGCGCTGGCCCAGCGGCGGGGCCTTCTCGTTCGCGCGCAGCGCGCGCCACCCGGGCTACAAGGGCGACCCCTGGCTGGTGCGCGCTGCGGCCCAGGCGCCGCGCCTGTTCGCAGCCCGACTGACGGCCTTGCTGGCCACGGAGAAGTGACATGCCACTCACCTACACCTATCACGACAAGTACCTGGCGCCGCTGGTCGCCGCCGAGGTCGAGACCCGGGCCGCTGCCGACGTTGCCACCCTCGGGACGTTTCCGGCCGAATGGGTGGAGCGGCTGACCGTCGTGCGCAGCTACGTGCTGACGTGCATGGAATCGCAGAAAGCTCCGGACGACCTGTTCACCGCCAAGCTGGCGATCTACCGCAAGGAGTTCGACGCCTTGCTGCCGCAAGCCCGTGCGGCACAGGTTGCCGCCGACGCGGCATCTGGCACTGCGCCGTCTGGCGGCTCGAGCTGGGCCAGTGTGGAACTGACCCGGAGCTGACCCATGATCAACGTCTATCCATCTCTGGTCACGCTGCGTGACCTGCTGGCCGCGGTGCCCGGCGTCAACACCTGCAAGATCGGCCTCGAAGCGAACATGACGCCGGGCGACTATCCGATGGTGCGCATCGTGCCGAGTCGGGTTTCACCGGCGACCGACGCGCCCCTCGGCCCGCGGCTGTGTGAGTGCCTGATCTACTTCGGCCAGCCGGTGCACGAGTTCACGGCCGGCATGGAAGCGCTCTACGCCGAAATCTTCGAGATGGAGCTCGCACTGATCGACGCCCTGCCCCGCGGCGGGCCAGTCGTCGCGCGCTGGGTGGAGACCATCACCGACGAGGACCGCGTCGACGCATACAAGCTCATGGCGCTGCGCGTGGAGGTGATGGGGTGACGGTGATCGCATGGGACGGCAGCGCTCTGGCCGCGGACAAGCGCGCCGTCTCCGGTGGCGGCATCGCCAGGGCCTGCACGAAGATCGAGCGCCACGGCAGCTCCCTGCTCGGGATCACCGGCGACTGGGACACCGGCGCCGAGATGCGCGAGTGGTTCAAGGCCGGGGCACTGCCGGCAAGTTTCCCGGCCAAGGCGAGGGAAGACAAGGCCACGCTGATCGTGATCGACCAGTTGGGCATTCGCACCTGGGCTTGCGGCCCGTACCCGATGCGCATCGAGGCCCAGCGTTGCGCGTGGGGGTCGGGGCGGGACTTCGCCGAGGCGGTGATGCACCTCGGGCACGACGCGCGGCGCGCCGTCGAGGTGGCGTGCGCGTTTCAGACGGACTGCGGCAACGGGGTCGACGTGCTGACGTTGGTGTAGGTCAGGCGGCCTTGCGGATCAGCATCGTCATGGGGTCAAAGCCCTCCATCCCGACATCCTTCGCGTCGATACCAAAGGTTTCAAGTTCGTTCATGATGGACGCGACCGCCTCAAAGTAGCCCATCTTCACCCCCTGGTCGAACGACCCCGGGGGGCCGCCCGCCTGGGCAGCACGCTCGACCAGCAAGCGCAACACGTCGCCGACAAGCGCTTGGTACTTCACTTCATTGCCCATTCGTTCTCTCCGCAAGAATCCCGCGCAGCACTTCAGAGTCGGCCGCAAGCGTTTTGATTTCCTTGGGCCAGAAGGAGTTCACGAGATACCAAACTTCCTTCGATGTCGTGCCGAATGACACGTACTTCGCCGGGTTCGCGATTTTGTCGTGGTGCACTGCGATCCGCTTGTCCAAGGACCTGAGCGCCTTCTCGACTTGCCTCGTCCCTTCTCCAGCATACCGCTGAACCAGGCCGTGGTGGTCCCCACCGGGTTGTTTGGCGGCTTCGTAGGCCCGGTTCACCCCCGCATGCCCAACCAACGCATGCGCCGCTCCATCGCCCACCCGCGCCAGGCGGTACAGGGGATCTCGCCCGTCGTTGACCACGCTCTGCACGCTGCGGCCGCCCATCACCGCGCGGGCCCGCTCTGCTGAGCCCATCACCCGAGCGGCTTCTCCCGGCGCCAGGGTGCGCAGGTAAGCCGCCTCGCCGCCGGGCACTTCGCGCGCGCCGGCGGCCGACAGCGACGGACGCGAGCGCAACCGGCACCAGCAGTGAGGGTGAAACGGCGGCCGCGGCGCCCGGGCCTTTGGGTAGTTGCCAGGCCCCAGGCCCCACAGGTCGGCGCGCGCGTGCAGGTCGCAGATGTCGGCCTTGGGGTGTGCTGGGTTGATGCGCACCTGCACCACGTCGATGGTGTCGTCGGTCATCAGGTCAGCCGCCACCTGCGCCTGGTGCGCGCGCGCCAGCTCGGTCTGCGCGATGCGGTCGGCGAAGTAGCGGTTCTTCTCGCGCTGCGCCACCTCGAGCTTGCGTTTGAGCGCCGCCTGGCCGGCGCCGGCCGCCCAGGCGTCAAGCGCTTCGGTGTACCCCGCGCGCAGCGCCCTGGTCTTGAGCCGCGCGGCCTGCTTCTGGCCACGCTCCACCAGGCTGGCCAACGTCTGCCTGGCCTCCGGGTCGGCCGTCAACTCGCGCAGCGCTTTGGGCAGCGAGGCCCTCGCCCGGCCCTCCAGGGGCCCGACGACGCCGTCCTGTGGGGTATACCCATCGTAGAGCCGCAAGGCCAGCGCGCGGGCCTCGTGCACCCCGGCGGCGTGCTGCCGCACGAGGTGCAGCACCTGAGCCGACGTGTCAGCGTTGTGCAGGTACAGATGGCGCGAAAGCGAAAGCCCGCCGACCGGCATGGATCGCACCTCGGCGACGCCGACCGAGCGCCGCAGCAGCTCTGAGAACGCGGCTGCCAAGGCCTCGGCGAACGCGCCACCGAACTGCACCTGCACCGCCTGGATCGCATCTCGCGGGCTGATGTCGCCACCCGCCTGCAGGGCCGCCCACATGCGCGCGAACGCCGCGCGCGCCAGCCGGTCGACCAGTGAGGCTGTGCGCCGCGCAATCTGGTCTGCCGCGTCGTCGCCGAGAGCCGCCACCGACTCACCCTCCCACGGGGCCAAGCGCGGACAGGGCCGCCGACACGTCGCGGTAAGCGGTCGCCCGGCTCACGGCGCACAGCTGCGGCAACGCCCGGCGCACATCGGTGGGCGGCATCGACAGCAGCAGCGATGACGCAACATGCGCGCGCATGGCGCTCCTCAGTGCACGCGGCCGCAACGCGCAGCTGTCCTCTGCCACGAGTTGCAAGAGCAGCGCCAGCAGTCGCTCCTGACCGCTGCGGCGCAGGCCCTCGCGTTCCATCTCGGAGAGCAGCCAGAGGAGGCTGCAGCGCGCTGCGTTGTCTGAGTCGCCCATCGTCACAGTCCGGGTGCGTTGAGGGTGGACACCGCCACGCGGCCAGAGAGCTGCACCCCATGCCAGGCGATGGCCAGAGCCATCACCCCGTCGTCGTGCCCGCCGCGCGGCGCGCCGTAGCGCATGGAGCCCGAGGGCAGCCGCTCCTGGTCGAACGCCATCAGCTCGTCGATCAGCCACTGCACCGGCGGGATGCGGATCGAACCCTGCTCGAGCGCCAGCGCCAGCGCCTCCACCGCCTGCGCCTTGCTGGCGGCCGTGGTCTGGAACGCGCGCACCGGCAGCCGCATGCGCTGCAGCTGCTCCACCAACGGGCCGCCCATGCTGTTGCTCTCTGCCAGGATCGGCGCGCGCGGAAACCGCTGCTGCACGGCCTGCAACCTTGAGAGCTGGATCGCGTAGTCGATCTGGGTGAAGCGGTCCACCGCGACGACGGCGCGGGCTCTGGCGTCGATCACGACGATTACCGTGAAGTCCTCATGCCGCCCCCAGTCCACGCCGATGACGTAGGCGCGCCCGTCGCCCACGTCGCGCGCCTCGTGCGGATCGATCGGCAAATCGGCGTCGACGGCAGCCGTCACGCGGCGGAACACGCCGCCGCCGTCCCCCAGGAACTGCGCCAGGTACTCCTGGGCGAAGATGCGCTCGGGCAGCTTCCGCCGCTGCCGCTCGATCTCCTCCCGCGGCAGGTACGGGTTCTCGTCGCTCGGTGCGTGGTGATGCGCCCAGTGGGGGTCGCGGTCGGGCTCTTGCGACAGCGTCCAGAAGTGGTTGCGCCCCTTGGGCGTGCTGAAGAACCAGGCGCCGCCGGCGTAGTCGGTCAGGGTGGGTGACAGTGCCGCGTTCCAGGCGGATTCCAGGTGGCGCGCCATCGCCGCCTCGTCGACAACCATCAGCCCGTACTTACGCCCGCGGCCAGCGTCCTCGTCCTCGAGCGTCCAGAAGTCCATCGCGGCGCCGGTGGAAAGCTCCATCCGATGCAGGTTGGCATCGGTGCGCACGATGAAGGGCCGATACAGCCGCTTGGCCATGCGCCAGGCCTCGTCCATCAGCTTGTAGCTCGGCGCCACCCAGGCCACATCGAAGCCCGTGCGCAGCGCCGTCTTGCGCCCCGACCAGGCCAGCATCAGCCCGAGCGTGGTCTTGCCCCAGCGCCGGCCGCAGGCCACCGTGTTAAACCTCCGCGCATGCTGCAGCACGCGCACTTGGCCGGGATGGAGCAGCGACTGGCTCACGCCTGCACGCTCACCCTCTGCCCGATCAGCACAGCCCACTCCGGTTCGGCCGGCGCCTGGCTGGTGGCTCCATCGTCCAGCCCGTATGCGGCGCGCTCGCCCTTCTGCCGGATGGCCAGCATCTCCGCGCTGATCTTGGCGCTCTTGCCGGTTTCGAAGTCGGCGGCAATGTCGCCAATCTTGAAGCACGTGCGATGCTCGGCCCAGTCGGCGCGATGCCGCTCGATCACGTCGGCGCGGATGTCCTCGGCCAGCTCGCGGGTCGCCGTTTTTGTGCTTTCGTCTGAAAGATGCGGCGAAAGTTTCGCCCGCTCACGCACATCAGCTTTGAGCTGCGCTCGATCTGCGATGCTGCGCAAGTCAGGCGTTCGCTGCCAGCCATCCTTGCGCGCCCGTTGTCCAACAGCGGCATGGCTCACACCCAACGAGCCGGCCAGCGCACCGAACGTCAGCGCAGGATCGGCCTCCCACCGCGTCCGGGCTGCCGCCCACTGGTCGACGCTCAAGCGTGGCATGGCCTGACCTCCACCCGCACGAAGCCGCCCACCTCCCCGGCCAGCTCGGCAGACAGCGCCCAACGGCTGCCGTCCTCGCTCAGCATCGTGCGGCCAGCCAGCGGACCGCTGCGCGGCGTGCGCCACATCGAGTTCACGCTCGGCGGAAACGGGAGCTGCAGCTCGATCACGTCGCGCACCTGGCCACGAGCCACACCACGCCCGGGATGACGATCCACGGCAGCACCAACGCGAGCAGCCCGAGCGCCGGGCCGATGTCGAACCGATCGCGCCTCATGCGACCCCCTTGTGGCTCTGCCCGCGCCGAATGCGGCTGACGGTCGTCTGCGACAGGCCGAACTGCTTGGCCAGCGCTTGGCCGGTGACGGACGGCGGGGTGTTGCGGATCGCGCGCACCACCTCTGCCTCTGGCTTGGTCGGCACGATGCCGGTGACCTCCCAGGCCTTGATGATGTTGGCGCGCCGCGACTCGACGGCTGTGCCTCTGCGCGATCCGGCGCGCCGCTGGTGCTGGCCGATCTCGGCCTTGCTGCGCGCGCGGCGCAGGTGCGCCGGGTTCAGGCACAGCGTGCGGCAGCAGCCGCGGAACACGAGCGTGCCGGCGGGCGGCGCCTCGCCATGCGCGATGTTCCACGCGGCCAGCGGACCCGACATCGTGCGCTTCTCGCCGCGGCCGTGGTCGAAGCACCAGATCGCCGGCACGCCGTGGACGCCGGTCGTCGCGCCGGCCCACAGCCAGCAGTGCGTGGCGGGATCGATCGTGCAGCGCGCCTTGAGCTGCGCGACCGAGGTGATGAGGCCGTGCTTGCCGTGGCGGGCCATCACGCTGCCTCCGAACCGATCCGACGGATGACGGGTGCCGCATCGCCCGCCGTGATCGCGGTTTTCGAGCCGCTGACGCCTGCCTGCATCACCTTCCGCGCCGCGTCGGCATCGCCCACGAGCATCGGCGCTTCCACGCCATGCCCAGCCAAGCGGTTCGCGGCCTCGTGCTCGCCCACCAGGCGGGCTGGCCATGACGCATCCGGACGCAGCGAGTAGGCGCGGTGCAGGTCGCAGAAGCGGCGCTGCATGAACGGCAGCTCGTCCACCTCGGATCGGCACACCGTCGGCCAACCGCCCATGTCCTCGATCGCCGCGTGGATCGCGCCGTCGTCGAAGGCGACCGAGCGGTACGCGCCGACGCGCGACATCGCGTCCATGACCTTTCCCCAGGCGATGAGACTGCGGTCGGCCTGGGTGCCGCGGAGCTGGCGCACGATGTCGGCCGGCTTGGGCGCGAACTGGCCGCGGTCCGGGTCCATCGCGTGCGCCGTCAGCGCGCGGCGGACCTGCGCCAGTTCGACGCCTTGGCAGGCCTGCCACCACACGCCGACGGCGAATGGGCTGACGGCCTGGCCGTAGAAGCCGAGCGCCTGCGTCAGCAGCTCGACGAACGCGGGTTTCTCATGCGGTGCCAATGCGGGCCTCCGTGTCGGGTTGGGTTGCTGCCGCGCCGTCGCTCGCGGCTTCCTGCGCCAGCCATTCGGCCGCGACGCGGCGGTTCTCGGCCTCGATGGCGAGCTGGCGGTTCAGCGGCCGGACCACAGCGGCGTGTGCGCCGTTGGGCTTCGGGTCGTCCTGTCGCGCCAGCCACGAGGCACGGAAGCCGGCCCAGCCGTTGGCCGCGGACATCCGCACCGCCTCGGCTGGCGTGATGCCCGCCTTGCCAGCCTCCGCGACGGTCTGGTCCCACGCGGTGCGAGTGAGCGGCAGGTCCTTGGCCTTTCGGACGGCCAGCCAGTCGGCGGCGTGCTGATGGTCGACGCCAAGGGCGGCCAGGGTGTCGGCATCCAACGCGGCGGGCTGGCGAGCGCGCTTGCGCGCGGTACTCTCCGTAGGAGACGAAGTCTCCGTAGGAGATATATCCGGTCTGATCTGATCCGGTCCCTTGCGATCGGGGGGCGACTCGGGGGG